CGGAGCCGGTCAACGACACCGTGCCGCCGTTCCCGCCCCGCCGTCTGCACCGGCGCAAATAGCCCGTGCCGCGCATCGACCAGCTGCCGGCGGCCGGCTTCGTCAACACCGCCGACCTCGTTCCGGTGGCGCGCCTGACCGGCACCGACCCCTACGGCAACCCGGTGTGGACCGACTACGCCGCCACGTTCCCCGTCACCGGACCGGTGACGCCGGCCGCGCCCTCGATCGGGCGGAACTACCTGCACAACCCCCGTTTCATCGTGCAGCAACGTGGGCCCGGGCCGTGGACCGCAACCGGCTACACCGTCGATCGGTGGACCGTCCTGTGCAGTCCGGCCGGCAGCCGAAGCGTCACGGCGGTGGCGCTGATCGACGCCGACCGGGCGGCGTTCAGCGACGACGAAGCGACCGTCGCGCTGCAATACGCGTTCGTCGGTGGCACCGGCGTCAACGACTTCGACTCGTTCGGCCAGCGCGTCGACACGCTGCGACGGCTATCCGGCAAGACCGTGGCGCTTTCGTTCTGGGCGCGCACGATCGGTCCGGCCATCAACCTCGGGTTGAGCGTGCTGCAGTATTTCGGCACCGGCGGCTCGCCCAGCGCCAACGTCACCAACATCGGCGTGACCCAGCTCGCACTGACTACCGCATGGACCCGCTACACCGCCGTGGTGGCGCTGCCGTCGCTGGCCGGGATGACGCTCGGCACCAACGGCGACGACTGGACCCAGTTCACCTTCCTGCTGTCAACCGGCACCTACGTGGCCGGCACCGCCAACGTCGGCGTGCAATCCGGCACCGCGCAGTTCCGCGGCATGCAGGTCGAGGTGGGCGTGGCGGCCACCGCGTTGGAGGCCAGCGACCCGGTGCGCGACCTAGCCAACTGCCAGCGCAGCTACCAGACCGGACAGATATTGTTGGAGGGCTACCAGTCCGCTAGCCTGTTCTTCGGCGCCGTCGCGGCCCCGATCGTGACGATGCGTGTCCCGCCCACGGTGCTGGTCACCCTCAACGCCAGCACCAACATCTCGAACCTGTCTATCACGCCGCTCGCCTTCCAGCGGGGCGCGTTGCAAGTGATCGGCAACGCGACCGTCACCGGGGCTTGCTACGTCAACGCGACGTACGCCGCGTCGGCGGACAACTGATGTACACGTTGACATCCGGTGGCGGGGTAGTCCGCGACGCCGACGGCGCGTTCGTGCCCGCCGACGCGCGCAACCCCGACGGGGGCGTCTACCTCGCGTGGCTTGCGGCCGGCAACGCGCCCACGCCCGCGCCGGCGATGGCCCCGCCCGGCAACCTCACCGCCTACGACTACCTCCACCGGTTCACCCCGTCCGAACGCGCGGGTCTATACGCGGCGGCCACCGCCCAGCCGCCGACGTCAACCAGCTTGGCGCTGATGGACCTGCTCGTGCTGACGGCCAGCGTCGGGCAGGTGCACCTGAACGACCCTGCGACGCTCGCGGGGCACGCCTCGCTCGTGGCGTTGGGGTTGCTGACGGCGGCCCGTTCGGCGGCGGTGCTCACGCCATGACCAACCCGGTGTGGCAACTCGTCCTGAACGTGACGCTGCTGGCCGACAAGGCGGCTAACACGGCGCTGCTCGGCTCGCCTAACGAGACGCTTTCCACCCGCACCGCGCGGGCGAACGTGGCCGGCAAGCGATGGGCCGTGCTGGCGTGCCGCGTCGCTGGCCGGATCAACGCCGACCACTGCGCCAAGTCCATCGGCGGGCCGTCGTTGGGTCGCGAGATATGGGCTTGGTCGCCCGTCGCGGCGATCCCGGCCGCCGCCAAGGTGCCGGTCGCGTAGTGGGTATCCTGCTCGGTTCCGATGGCCGCCCGGTCTACGCCCCCAGCGGTTTGCCGATCTACGCGCCCGACCCGTCGAGGCCGCTTCGCAACTTCGGCGCGATGCAGGCCCGCATCGCCGACGACATGGTGTCTGACGCGATCACCGCGAGCCACATCCAGAACGCCATCCAGGACGCGCAGCGGGACCACGAGCGGGCGCCGTTCTGGTTCAACGAGGCGTACGACGTGGGGAACTTATCGTTCTCCGCCGGCAAGGAATACTACTCGCCCGCCGACTACGCGCCGATCGGCAGCATGGCGCACATCCAAACGATCGCGGTGTTGCTGTCGGCCAACCGTTACACGCTGCTTCCCCGCACCCCCGCCTGGATGGAGGAGATCGCGGTGGCCGAACGCTGGCGCGGGATGCCGACCGACTGGTGTTGGGTGGGGCAGGTGATCCGGTTGTATCCGACGCCCGACCAATCCTACCCGGCGACGTTCACGGCAACGATGCGGTGGCCGATCCCGGTGTCCGCCACCGACCAGAACCCGTGGCTCGACGACGCGGAACAGATGATCCGCAGCCGCGCGAAGGCGGCGCTGTCCCGGCACATCACCCGTGACCCCGGTTACGCGCAACAGATGGATGGCGAAGAGGCGCGGGCGCTGATGCTGTTGCGGGCCGAAACGACGCGGCGGCAGGCCGGTCCGGGACGCATCCGCGTCCGGAGCTACTACTGATGCCGATAATCCCCATGGCGCAATGGATGCCGGACGCGTCGCCGTTGCACGGCGGCTCGGCGGTCGCGATCAACGTCATCCCCCGCTCCGCCTCGTCCTACGGCCCGTTCTACGGCCCGAACCTGGTTGCCGCCGCCCCTCCGGACGCGCTGTTGCAGGCGATCGGCGTGCAATCGGTGACGGGCGCCTCTTGGGTGTTCGCCGGCTCGCAAACCGCGTTGTGGCGGCTTGAGGTTGCGACGGGAGTCTGGGCTAACGTGACCGGCACGGCGGCCATCCAAGCGTCCACCGGCATCCGCTTCTGGCAGTTCGCCCAGTTCAAGAACCAAGTGGTGGCGGCCACCGGCGGCTCGGTGCCGGCGATCTTCGACATGACCGCCAACACCGCGTTCGCCACCCTTCCCGCCGGCGCGCCGATCGCCTCGTTCGCGGCGACGGTCAAGAGCTTCCTGATGCTTGGCCGGACCAACGACCCGGTTGGCGGCGTGGCCCCTTGGCGGGTGTGGTGGTCGGCGATCAACGACCCGATGACGTGGCCGGCCCCAGGCACGGCGGCGGCGCAGATCGCCGAAAGCGACTACAACGACAGCGCCGGGCCGCTCGGCCAGATCACCGGCGTGGTGTCCAACCTCGCCAACGCGGACGGCGCGATCCTGTACCAGCATGGCGTGCAACGGGTGATCTACACCGGCCCGCCCGACATCTTCCAGTTCCCGCCGGCCGTCGGCGTCAAGGGCTGCGTCGCGCCGGGCAGCGTGATCGTGGACAATTCGAAGGTCTACTACCTCGCCGAAGATGGGTTCTATTCGTTCGACGGGGCGGTCGCGACACCGATCGGGGCGGGGCGGGGCGATCGCTGGTTCTTGGCCAACTGGGTCGGCAACCCGCCGGGGCAGGTAGGCGCGCTGCCGTATCCGCGCGCGGTGTTCGCCTACAGCTCGCCGATCAGCCGCAGCGTCGCGTGGCTGTTCGTCTCGACCGCCAACCTGTTTCCGGGCGGCGTCGTGATCCCCGACATGACCCTGGTCTACTGCTGGGCGTTCGACCGGTGGAGCACGGCGAAGGTGAGCGCGCGGTTCGCGTTCGACTTCATCCACCAGGTCGGCTTGCCGCCGCGCGCGGGGTTCCTCGATCCCTCAAGCAACTTAGTCGAGATGGGAGGCGTCGGCGGGGCGGCGCTGGCGGCGGTGGCCAGCACGGCCGAGTTGCAGCCGGTGCCGGGCGGGCGGTGCTTCGTGCGCTCGGCGCGGCCGCTGGTCGACGGCGGCAGCCCCTCGGTGCAGATGGCGTTCCGCAACACGCTGCAGGTGGCGCAGAGCTACGGGCCGGACGTGGCCGCCAACCCGCGCGGCGAAGCCCCGCAGCGGGTCGAGAGTCGGTATGTTAGCGCCCGGGTGAGCCAGCCGGCCGGCGGGGTGTGGACGCACATTGAGGGCGTGGAACCGACCATCGTCCCGGCGGGCACCCGCTGATGCCGATGTTCACCTCTCCCGGCGTCAACGTCGGCCGCCCGCGCGTGGCGGTGTCCATGACCGATCCGGCGACGCACCTGAGGATGCTGGCCGAGGCGGTGAACCGCCTCATCGGCGGTCAGCTCGACTGCAACGGACAGGTGACGCTAACGCCGAACGCGACCGTCACCACGGCGGCCGATCCGCGCATGAGCATCGCCATGACGGTCGCGTTGACGCCGACCACGGCCAGCGCGGCGGCGGCGATCCCTACGACGTGGTGGACGGTGGCCAAGGGGTTGTTGACGGTCAACCACGCCAGCGCCGCGACCACCGACCGGACCTTCAACCTCGCCATGATCGGGTAGCGGGATGCTGCAGCAATACTTCCGCAACGGGGTGGCGCAAGGGTTGTACGACCCCGACCACGAAAGCGCGCCCGGCGTGCCGTTGACGACGCCGACGGCGAACGGGCAAGGCAACCCGCAACAGGGGCAGGCCGGCAACCCGGCGCCGAACGCGCAGCCCGGCGGCATGGACCCGGCGATGGCGGCGATGCTGGCCCAACAGCAGGCGCAACAGCGGCAGGGCGGGGTTGGCGGCAACCCCGGTCAGACCGGCATCACGCAGATCGACGGCTTGTCGCCTGGACGAACCGGGTTGCTTGGCGGCATCGCGCGGGCGGCTGGCATGGTCAACCCGGTGCTGGGTTTTGGGGCGGCGGCCATGAACGCGGGGCGCGGGGCGATCGCGGGCGAGCAGCAACTCGCGGCGCAACAGGCGATGACCGGGGCCACGCCTACCATGGGTTCCGACCTCGGGGCGGCGGCGGCTGGCGCCTTTGGCATGGGCGGGCTGTCGGCCTACGGCCATGGCTTGGGCGGCTACG